TCGACGCAAAGGAGGTCAAGTAAATGTCTTGCCTTCAAAACGAAAACATTCTTGAGAACTTATACGATGAAGTTTATCATGAGTTTATGAATCAATGTCCAAACATTGAGGATCCTGATAGACATCCAACTGAGGAAGATATTCTTTCCGAAGTGAGAAAAAGGTTCGAGGGATTGTGCCAATGAAAGTATTAACAACAGGCAGAATTATCGGATCATTCTTGATAGTTACTGCCTATTTTATTGTGTTACATGTATCAGCAACAGTTGGTGCAGCAATGCATTTAATTGCCAATGTAATTAGCATACCATTCTTTATAAGAACCAAGGCACATGATGTAGTAATAATGTTATCATTCTTAATCATTATTTCACTGACCAAACTAACAACAATCGGAGGTTAACCTACCAATGGAACTAACATCAAAAGACGGAAATATGGTTGTTGATTTCTATCCTGTAAAGGATTGGAATAACAATCCTATCAACAATCGTATGCTAAAGGTATTATCCTTTAGGGGAGATCAGCAAAAGAAAATGATAATATCACGTGATGAGTTTTACTATCAAGTAAGGGAATATGTTAAGGACTGTAAGTATAAAGTTACATCCGAATATATGCCAGCACAGTTTATATCCAAGGGTGCCATAGCATGACAATTTACAAACAAACTGCAAACCCCAATGCAACAAATAGTGAACTAGATGCAAATGAATATGTACCACTCATCCTTCCAGATTGCGATCTTCCAGTAACACTAACTGAGGAACAGATTAGCATCATTCTATATGTTATGGAAGGGTATTTACAGGGTGATGACAAATTAGATGATGAGTTTGTAAACGATTGTGATAAGATCTTCTACAAATTAGAAACAGCAGTTGATCATCACCATGATAGATTAGATGCCGTATGTAAAGAGAAATAGTATGACAGTATTCAAAGTGCACACGATTCTCCCATTAGGGTCTAAAATCTGTTATTATAATAGAGTCCTTCACCCCACCACATTATTATGAAGAACGCTACTTTCACAGTTCGCCTGGAATTTGATAATAATGATGAGGTAAATCCTTTACATTTGTGTGAGGAGATTCAATCCTATTTGAATGAATCCCATCATTATGGAATGAAGAAGGTTGATGATATTGAACCAGCAAAAGTATCAGGTTATAAGTTTGAGTATGATAACTTTATTAAATTTGTTATACCACAGGAGGTAAATTAATGAGAACATTGCATTTAACTGAAGACCAATTTGAGGTCTTATATGATCTTTTAGAGGATACAATCCTAGACATTCAATCACATTTAGATGAAGATATTGCTGATGTTAAATTAGATGATTATGAAATCTATCATGTATGGAAACAACTTGACAAAATGGAGGTGTCAACTAATGGTTAAAAACTTACATTTAGAACACCCCGAAGATTGTATATTAACAGGTGATTTAACTGTTCTTGATGCACTATTACTACCACAACATGTATCTGTTAAGTATGATGGAGCACCTGCAATCGTCTGGGGTCGTAATCCTGAAACAGGTAATCAGTTTGTAGGAACCAAGTCAGTATTTAATAAGTTTAAGATTAAGATCAACGAATCACATGCAGATATTGATAATAACCATGAAGGAAACGTGGCAGATATATTACATCATTGCTTTGATAATTTGCCTGATACTGATGATATAATACAAGGTGATTTTATAGGTTATGGTGGAGATAGTGCATATAATCCTAATACTATATGTTATGTGTTTGATGATGATATAACTGTAAATATAATAGTAGCACCCCATACAATATACCATTCTAATAGTACACTACGTGATGCAAATGCAAAACCATTGTTAATAAGACTAGAAGGAAGTGATTACTGTAAGTTTATACAACCTATAGCAAGTATGGGTTCATTAGATGATATTAATGATAGAATCAGTTTTGCTAAACAAATGGCACAACTTATTGAATTCCCTGATAACAAAGAAGTAATACGATTAAAGAAAGTATTGAATGATTGTATCAGACAAAGTATAGAAATAGACCCATATGATTTTGAATATGAAAATGAATTTAATATCGTTAGTTTCTGGTTATTAGTTAAAACAATCAAGGAAGATATATTGAATCTATGTTATCATCGAAATGGACCTAATGCATATCTACCAATAGATGATGAACTAGAACAAATAGATGCAGAAGGTTATGTAATACACAATGAATTAGGGTCTTATAAGTTAATCAAAAGGGAAGTGTTTTCCTGTGCTAATTTCAACTTATCCAAGATGATATAGTAACAATGGGTTCATATATTCACCCCCTTGTGGATAACATTTACTTATAAGGGATTGTATAGGGTATAATGTAATCAAGAACTGATACTTTAAGATACATTTACTACATATAGTCTTGCTATTGGTAGGTAACACTATCAATAGCATTTTACTATGATTATGTATCAATTAATACAAAAAGTGTTAAAAAATAGGTTTTAAATGCCTTTATAAATATGGTTCTGTTTATTATAGGTTTTCCACAATGTTGTTGAAAAAGTGTTATTTACTGTGGAATATATGTGGAATAAGTATTACTTACCCTGTGGAATAATTGTGGAAAACTATTATTAACTGTGTTATTATAGGTGTTCATTAGTCCTTAAATCCTTGTTATTATAAGTGTTCATTAGTCCTTAAATCCTTCTGACTGATGCAAGTTTAGCGAGCGTAACATAAGACGCTCGCAATGTCAACCCTAGGGACGGATTTTCCCTAGGAACTGTTACTGAACTTAAACTGGTTTTAGTTTGGGGACAATATATAAGGACTGTAATATTCTAACAGTTGTTATACACCAGATGTGGTAATCTTTGTATAACTTAACATAAATGTAGTAAGAACATATATACTAATACTTTGAAACTTTCATAGGTCATATATAGTCACTTGCTATAATTTCGAACCTATGCTATAATATGTGTAACTTAATCTGAGGACTAACTGTTATGTACGATGATTATGATGTCGAACAAATGTTTACTCAAGATCACACATATGATCTCTTAGATGAGAGTTATGTGGTTGCAGATATAACTGGTGATGATGAATACGCCAGGGATTCGCAAGACTTCGAAACACTTGCATACAAACATTATGCGTAATAGTGTATATTAGCACCCCTTAGAGTTGTTTATATTTAAGATGTGACAGTCGGCACAGTGGCACAAGGTCGCTTGATTTTTTCGTGAATCCATGCCATACTATAGGTATGAATTACGAAGTCCGCTGCGGAGCAGCACCCTACGAAAACACCGCATTCTCCACCTTGGAGGAGTGCTGGGATTTATGCCTTGACCTGTCCGAGGAGTACGGTTACGCCGAGGTCATCTTTCGTGCCCTTAATGGGACCACCCACCTCATGGGATCTTACACGGATGGTCAGTGAGCAAACTGGCACACGATTCTCCCATACTGCGTGAGGATCGGTTATATTAAGAAGGTGGAGGACGGACTACACCCTCCCCCCTCTTATACCCCCCCCCCGAATTCATGACACTTTCACCCGTTAAAATGGCAAAAGAAACTTATAACGGATGGGCAAATTATGAAACCTGGAATGTTAGTTTGTTTATTAATAATGATGAGGTTTGGTATAACATCGCCAGAACAGTTAGTGACTATGATCAGTTCGTAAATGAGTTGTCTGGGTATTATTCAGTTGACCCTAATTCGTCTGATGATCTTGTTACTTTAGATGGCGTAAGTTTACGTGACCCATTGTTAGATATCGACGAACTAAATGAAATGATTGATGAACTAAACGACTGATAATAGTCGTACTATCTAACAGGAACTGGTGCGCCTCCTAATAGACATCTTCACCACCCCATTCGTCTTTTAATTATGACACTTTCAGCACCCGCGGTTTATGACATCGACTCTGCATTATTTGCACTAGAAGATGCTCAAACAGCAGCAGAAGTTCAAGCAGTTCTTAATGCTATCGACATCAGTTTTGAGGAGGCATAAGTAACAACAACTGTTCGGTGATTGGTTAATACCTAGGCAGTGTAATCGCACTGCCTTTTTTATTACCTATTCGTTGCAATCATTCGTTCGTGAATGAGACAGTGCCCCCGTATTTGGGGGGTTGTGTTTGATTTTTTGTAGACACCCCTAACCTACAAAGTGTTACGGACGCCCATAAAAAAATAAATCGCTATATAAAATCAAGGTAGAAGTTCAACGAAATGAAAAAAAATCCTGATGAAAATTTTTCGAACGTAGAGGTCGATACAATAACTGGGGAGTATTATATAAAGTTACCTGAATGGATGGTAAACGACCTATCGTGGTATGAGGATACGGAAATAAGATTTCAATTAGACGGAAATGAAATTATAATGACAGAAAATCCTTGACAATGCATATATATTTTGATATAATGACTTGAAGGTATTAATCTATTATGGCAAAAGGATTTACAATAAAGGCAAAGCCACCTACTACGGCATCAAAAAAGAAAGAGGCTGAATGGGACTACGATAAAGCAAAAGCAATGATTAAAGGGAAGTCAATTGTCTTTTGTCTTCCAGGACGTGGTGTATCATACACATATCTAAAGAACTTCGTACAACTTTGCTTTGATATTGTACAAGCAGGAGGTTCGATCCAGATCTCGCAAGATTATTCGAGTATGGTAAACTTCGCAAGATGTAAGTGTCTGGGTGCGAATGTACTGCGTGGGCCGGATCAAATTCCATGGGACGGCAAATTAAAATACGATTGGCAGTTATGGATTGATAGTGATATTATTTTTAACACTGAAAAGTTCTGGCAATTATTATTAATGGATAAGGATATTGCAGGTGGGTGGTATATGACAGAGGACGGAAAGACAACAAGTGTTGCACATTGGTTAGATGAGGAAGACTTTAGAAATAGTGGTGGAGTAATGAATCACGAAACTGGTGATAGTATTTCAAAGCGGAAAAAACCATTTACAGTAGATTATACCGGATTCGGATGGTTATTGATCAAGCACGGTATATGGGAACATGAAGAAATGAAGTATCCTTGGTTTGCACCGAAGATGCAAGTCTTTGAATCAGGTGAAGTACAGGATATGTGTGGTGAAGATGTAAGTTTCTGTTTAGATGCAAAGGAAGCAGGCTTTGACATATGGTGCGACCCACGTATCAGGGTTGGTCACGAGAAGACAAGGATAATATAATATTGAATGGCTAACGAAAGGTACAGGGTATTAATGATGGGTGAGGTTTTACATAATGATCTCACCGAAGAAGAATACTTTGATACTATGGAAGACTTGGCACAACAGTTTTATCAGACAGGGCATCCAAGTGCCCAACAATTAAAAACGGAAATTTATTTAAAGGATTAAAGAATCATGGCAAAAATGAAACAAACCCTTATGGGTAGCAGTGGCAGTTTTGTGGAAGCAACGCCGAAGAAAACCCGTCAAGGGCATGGGAAGCACACTAGGTATGCGGCGACCTCGCGTAACTCGGCACGTAAATCTTATAGGGGGCAAGGCAAAAAATGACTGTTGATTTTATACCTATATTCCCTGAACTAATCTTCATGTGTCCAGTTAAACCTGCGACAGGTATACTGGAGTACGTCGATAAATTAAGAAGTAATAGTCCTAAAGAACAACGAAGTGTTCATGGTGGATGGGAAACGCCAAGTGATCTACATCTTAAGGAAGATTTTTATGGTAGATTTATAAAGGATTATTTTCTACCTGAATGGAAGAAAGAATTACATCCAATTAGCTTTCCAGAATTTGATATTGCAAACCTTTGGATTAGTGAAGTTTATAAAGGTGGTTATCATCAATCGCATTGCCATCCTCGTGCGGATATGGCATTTATATGGTATCTTAAGACTTCAGAAAGGAATGAAGATCGTGAAGGGGATTTGTCTATAGAAAATCCTAAATCATATGAATCTTGGAGTGTAATGCAGAATCTAAGGAATACATGTCATCCAGATTCTGGAACTCCACTTGCTTCAATGTATAATATTGCACCTAATTTTAATATTAGACCTGAAGCAGGATTAGTTTTCATGTTTCCTGCATACTTATATCATCAGGTTATGCAATCAGAAGTGGATAGTAGAATAGCAATGACTGGTAACTTAGTATTTAAAAAAGATCAACCACAAAAAGTACAGGAACCATATTTAAATAGGGAGATAGTAGAACAACAGCAAACGAATGGTGGCATCATACAACAACAACCTAAACCATTCTTTCAATCTGATCCTTCTAAACCACCCCGTAAATCACCTTGGTTTTAAATTTTAACCTAATAGGGATCATATTCTTGGTCGTTTTATTAACTGTCATAATAAATATAATTGTATTATATTTTATGCACGGCAGAAAATGAACGACCATTTAAATATTTGGAAAAATGACGTCGAATTATCGACAAAAGAACTAATATATAATGTTATTAATAAACCAAAAAAGATAGAAGAAGAAAAGCAAATTCTTCAAGAAATCATGCATGATGATATAACTAAAGAAAATATATGATATTGTGATATAAATAAAGAAAAAAACTTTATTCAATGGCCATTAAGAGGATATCAAGATCATATAAAGATATTAGTTTATCCTTTGAACCACATCCTGTCACAAAAGATCTGGGAGTAATAAAAAATGCGAATGCGATTGTCAGATCTGTAAGAAACATTGTAGAAACTATTCCTACTGAAAGACCTTTTAATTCTGTATTAGGATCTAACGTTAGAGATAGTTTATTTGATTTTGTTGACTTTGGTACTGCATCTGATATTCAGGACCAAATTATAGTTGCTATTGAAAACTTTGAACCACGTGTTGATAATGTAGTCGTCGAAGTGGAACCTTCGTCAGACGAAAATGCATTTGAAGTGACTGTGATTTTTGATATTATTGGACAAGAGTTTCCAACCCAAGAATATACATTCCTTTTAGAAGCAACAAGATAAAATGCCTTTTACTAAATTTGCAAACCTAGACTTTGATCAATTAAGGACTTCTATTAAGGATTACCTTCGAGCAAATTCGGATTTCACAGACTTTGATTTTGAAGGATCTAACTTCTCAATCTTAATTGACACACTAGCATATAACAGTTATATAACAGCATTCAACTCGAATATGATTGTTAACGAATCTTTCTTAGATTCGGCAACTTTACGTGAGAATGTTGTTGCATTAGCAAGAAATATTGGTTATGTGCCCCGTTCCAGAACGGCAGCAAAGGGTCAAGTATCGTTCGACATAAATTTGGGTTCAGTAGATCCACAAACTTCTACAGTAACCCTTATGAAGGGTCTAGTGTGTACGGGAAATTCTAGTAATACTTCTTATACTTATTCGGTTCCAAATGATATTTCGACATCTGTTATAAAAAATAGTGATGATGATTATATTGCATCCTTTAATAACGTTGATATTCATGAAGGTACCTTCTTATCAAAGACATTTAACGTTGATACCTCACTAAATCAGAAATTTATACTTGATAATTCATATGTTGATACTTCAACTATCTCCGTTTTCATCTCAGGACCAAGTGAAACAGGTCTTGGTTTAGAATATTCCTTAGTTGATAACATATTAAACGTAAATTCAACGTCAGAAATCTATCTTTTACAAGAAATACAGGATGAAAAGTATGAATTGTTCTTTGGTGATGGGTTAATTGGTAAAAAACTGGAAAATGGCACTAAGATTACAGTATTTTACATTGTTACAGATGGTAAAGAAGGTAATGGTGCGTCTTCATTCTCTTTTGCAGGAAGTATTCAGAAGGGAAGTAGTATAACGTTATTAGATGAGACCGTTTCATCGACAGATGCAGTCACAGTTGTTACAAATCAATCGTCACAAAACGGTACTGACATCGAACCTATCAGTTCAATCAAATATTATGCACCAAGAATCTATTCTTCACAGTATAGAGCAGTAACTTCACGTGATTATGAAGCAATCATTAAGAAAATTTACCCAGAAACTGATTCTGTAGCAGTTGTTGGGGGTGAAGAAATGGATCCTCCTGAATTTGGGAAGGTTTCTATCAGTATTAAACCAAAAAATGGAACATATGTATCAGAATTTGCAAAATCAAGGATTTTATCGCAATTAAAGCAGTATAGTATATCAGGTATTGACCAAAAAATAGAAGATTTGAAGATATTATACGTAGAAATTGATTCTTCAGTCTATTATAACTATGCTCAAATTTCAACAATCGAATCTTTGAAGACAAAAGTGGTAAAATCACTGACAGAATACTCAGATTCGGTAGATCTTAACAAATTTGGCGGAAGATTTAAGTATAGTAAGATTCAGCAAGTAATTGACAATACAGATAATGCAATAACGTCAAATATCACTAGAGTAAGGGTAAGAAGGGATTTAAAAGCAGCAATAAATCAGTATGCTCAGTATAAATTGTGTTTTGGAAACCAATTTCATGTCACTACTAAAGGATATAACATCAAATCTACTGGATTTACTATTTCTGGAGAAGAAGATACGGTTTATTTGACAGATACACCTAATTCAGATGCAAAAACTGGAATTGTTTCAATTGTAAAACCAGTGAGTGATGGTACTACACGAGTGATTGTATCTTCTGCAGGAACTGTTAATTATATGAAAGGTGAAGTTGAACTTGGAACAGTAAATATCACATCTACAGTATCTCCTAACAATATTATTGAGATACAAGCATATCCAGAATCAAATGATGTTATTGGATTGCAAAATCTATATTTACATTTTAGTATCTCAAAAAGTACAATAAATATGGTGAGAGACGTAATAAGCTCTGGTGATGAAATATCTGGAATTGTATTTTCTAGAGATTATTACACATCAAGTTACTCCAACGGGGACTTAATAAGAAAGTAGTATGATACAAACTGGATTTGAATCAAGGGTAAAGATTCAACAAATTATAGATAGCCAACTTCCTGAATTTATTCTGGAAGAAAGTCCAAAATTACCAGAATTCCTAAAGCAATATTATATTTCTCAGGAATACCAAGGTGGTCCTGTTGATATTGCAGAAAATTTAGATCAATATTTGAAACTTGACAATTTAATTTCAGAAGTCATAGTTGGGGTCACTTCCCTTTCTAGTGGAATTACAACAACTAGTGAAACGATTGAAGTTGCTAGTACTAAAGGATTTCCTAACGAATATGGTCTTTTTAAGATAAATGATGAAATTGTTACATATACAGGAATAACAACAAACAGTTTTACTGGTTGTGTTCGTGGATTTAGTGGAATTTCAAGTTATCATCAGGATTTAAATCAAGAAGAACTAATATTTTCAACATCTTCTGCAGCACTTCACCCTCCAGGGACAAATGTAGAGAATTTAAGCACATTATTCTTAAAAGATTTTTATAAAAAGTTAAAATATAGCTTAACACCTGGACTTGAAGATGTAGACTTTGTTTCTGACTTAAATGTTGGTAATTTTATAAAAGAAGCACGATCTTTTTACGAATCTAAGGGAACTGACGAAGCATTTAGAATTTTATTCAATGTCCTTTATGGTGTACAACCACGAGTTGTAAATTTAGAAAATTATCTAATCAAACCATCTGCTGCACGATACACCAGGGAAGAATTGACGATAGCAGAAGTCATTTCTGGTAATCCAGCAAAGTTAAATGGTCAAACTATAAAAAAAGTTAATGACCCAAGTACTAATGCATCAGTATCAGAAATACAACCCTTCTTTAGATTTGATAAAAGGACTGGACAGAACAAATTATACTATAAAATGTCCCTTTTTGTTGGGTATAGTGATGTTTCTTCTGTTGAAGGTAATTTTACAATTACACCCAATACCAGGGTCTTACAAGACGTATCTATTGGGGCAACTACAATTCCAGTAGATTCTACAATTGGATTTGGACAAACTGGAACCATTGTTTCTGGAATTAATACTGATATCAAATATACTGATAAAAGTATCAATCAATTCTTTGGATGTTCTGGAATTAGCAGTGCAATATCCATTACATCTGATATTAGATCTGATGACATCTATTATGGTTATGAAGATGGAGATACTACTAAGAAAGTAGAATTAAGAATTACTGGGATGTTGTCTGATTTTGTACAAACATCCGAAAGTTTAAAAGTTTCTGAAGGAGATATAATAACAGTTCAGAATCTTGGAGATAATATTAAAAATCCAGATCAGAATCAAACTTATAAAGAAATATTTGCAAATTCATGGATATACAACAGTAGTACAAGATATGAAATAAGTGATATTGGTACTTATACCTTATCAAGTACAATTGATAGGTCGAGTTTGAAAATAGGGGATATGGTCGATATTCTTGAAAGAGATACAAATAATATAGCATCTTCCACTACTCAAATAGCACATATTAGTAATATTGATGTTGTACAGAACAGAGTTGTACTGTCTAATTTAAGCTTTACTCCAGACCCTAGTTTAAAGTATGATTTAAGAAGAAGAGTTAATACGGCAAGTAGTTCAGTAGTGCCACTTGTCTATGGAAATGACAAAATATTGTCAGATTTGCAAAATTTATATGTTGATGATGAAAACTATGCATATGTTGCTTCAAATTCATTACCATCTGGAAGATCTGGATATACTGCAGATTATTCCTATGAAATAACAAAAAATGTTAATGTTTCGAAGATTAATAATAATGGTATTGTAACAGATCAAGCTTCAAATGGAAATTACTATACATTAGTATTTCCTAATGAAGTATCTTTCATTACTGGTGATAGAGTCTATTATCAACCAGAGAATGAACCTTTGGTGGGATTAGAAACAGGAAGTTATTATATTGGTGTTCAGGGAGATAAAAAGAGAGTTAATTTATATTCTTCAAGATCATTTATTGGTGGAACTGAGTACATAACATTTAGAGAAGAAGTTGGTGCTGGAATTGGTACTCATACCTTTACTTTATATGAACAAAGATCAGTAAAAATAGGTCCACAAAAAGTATTTAAAAAATTACCTTTAGATGTAAACATTAAAAATGGTACTGCCGAATCTACATTAGCAGGATCTACTGGTATGCTAATAAATGGTGTTGAAATTAATAATTATAAATCTAATGATAAAATTTATTATGGACCATTACAAAGTATTGATGTATTAAGTGGTGGAGAAGAATTTGATGTTATCAATCCACCTTTAGTATCAGTTACTGGATCTGGTACAACTGCTTTAATTCAACCAGTAATTGGTGGTAGTATTGATAAGGTTTATGTAGATAAGCAGGATTTTGATATTGCTAGTGTTGTATCGATTGGTGTAAGCGGTGGAAATGGGACTGGAGCAGTCCTTGATGCTATTGTTGGTAAAAGAGTTAGGCCAATTTCTTTCGATGCAAGAACGACCTTAAATGGGGGTGGTATTAACACTTCCACAAATCAGATTTATTTCTTAACAGATCATAATTTAACGAACGGTGAAGGAGTAATTTATAATTCTAGTGGATTAACTGCAATTCCTATAGGTGCTGGAACTTCATCATTAGTTACTAATAATACTTATTATGCAAAAGTTGATAACAATAGAACAATTAGAGTATATCCTACAGGTTCCGATTATTTAAGTGGAATTAATACCATAACATTTAATAATACTGAGACTACAGGAATTCATCAATTTAAAACAGGTGCGGATAAAAAGACATTATCTGAAATTAAGGTAGTTGATGGTGGTGAAGGATATGTTAATAGAAAGTTAATTGTTAAGCCATCTGGAATATCTACAATTACAGATACAGTTACCTTTGAAAATCATGGATTTAAGAGTGGAGATTTAGTAAGTTATAATTTTGAAACTTCTACAATATCTGGTATTTCATCATCTCTTCAATATTATGTTCTAAAAGATAATGATGATTCTTTCAGGTTATGTGATGCTGGTATAGCTGCTACAACAATTACAAATTATGAGCAGGGAAATTATGTTTCTTTAAATTCTACTGGATCTGGATATCAATATTTCAGTGCTCCTGAAATTTCAGTTGTTTTGAAGTATAATTCTACTGGAATTGGAACTACAACCCAAGCTGCTGAACAAACATTTGTGGTAACTCCTAAGGTTTCTGGTAGTATTATTGATGCATATGTATATGAAAAAGGTACTGGATATGGTTCAACTACATTAAACTTTGAAAAAAATCCTTTAATAAACATAAAAAATGGTAGGGAAGCAGTATTTACACCAATTGTTATAAATGGTGCTGTTACACAAGTAAATGTTAATTATGGTGGAATGGAGTATTATTCTGTTCCTAATTTGGCTGTAGTTGATTCTACTGGAAAAGGAACTGGTGCTGAATTAAGTGCATCTATTAGTGAAGGTAAAGTAACATCAGTTAGTGTTATAAACACTGGAATTGGCTATTCAGATGTGCCATATACGACAGTTAAATCAACATCTGCTGGAAGAAATGCTGTTCTTAGTGTTAATATTAGACCATTAACAGTTAATAGTGTCTTTAAGTATGGAAATGAGAATTTACTAGAGACTAAAAATAATGATTTGAAGTATTCTGTTTGTGGATATTTTGATGAATTACAAACAACATTTAATGATGATGGAAGTGCTAATTCTAATATAATTGGTTGGGCATATGATGGAAATCCAATTTATGGTCCATATGGATATCTTAATCCAAAAGATATTACTTCTGGTGTTGTAATATTACAATCTGGATATCAATTGAATACTTCTAAAGTTATTGATAGACCTAGTGGATTTGATGATGGATTCTTTGTAGAAGATTATGAATATGCAAATTGTGGGCATTTGGATGAATATAATGGTAGATTTGAAATAACTCCAGAATTTCCCAATGGAGTATATGTATATCATGCTGGAATAACCACTGACGGACAAAAAACACCAACATTCCCATATTTTATTGGTGATAAGTATAGATCAAAGACTTTAGAAGAAAATTCTACACTTACACAAGAATACGATTTTAATAATTCTAGTTTACTTAGAAATACTTTCCCATATAAAGTTGCTGACAAATATGCTGATTCCGACTTTACATTTGAATCTAATGAACTTGTAATTCAAGAAGTAGAGATTGAAGCAGTAAGTAGTGGTAATGTTACTGGGTTTAATATTGTAAATTCTGGTATTGATTATAAAATAAATGATATTTTAGATTTTAATGACGAAGGAACAGATGGTGGTGGTTTAATAGTAAAAGTATCATCTATAGACGGGAAGGATATTAGCAATGTAACTACTAATACTCAGAATTATGATAATGTAGTTTTCACATGGTCTGATGGAGAGCAAGTAGAAGGTACAATTCTTCCACATCATAATTTATTGAATAATGATAATGTTGTTGTTTCTGGATTTTCAACATTATCATCTTTAAATAATTCATTTAAAATAGGAGTTTCTTCTGAAACTGCTTCTTGTATTAAGGAAATATCTGCCTATACTGCAGGACTTTCGACTGAAATTTATGTTTCACATATCCCAAATACACTTTCTGTGGGAAGTAGCATTGGAATTGGGGCAGAAAGACTGGAAGTATTGAGTATTTACAATACCTCCAATATACTTAAAGTACAAAGGGGTTCTACAGGTGTATCTCATACATCAACTTCAACAGTAAATTATCTTCCAAGTACTTTTAGTATTACTCCATATGCAGACTATTTTGAATCTAAAGTTAATGACAAGGTATATTTTAACCCAACAGAATCTGTAGGGGTAGGAACTACTCCAGGGGCGATGTTGTCAATGACATCTGATTTTGGTGATACTATAATTACAAGAAATGTTCCAACACAAGGAATTTATATTGAGAATCATCCATTTAAAGAAAACCAAGCAGTTACTTATACAAGTGCTGGTGGTTTTATTACTATTCTAGACACACCAACAGGAACACCATATAATTTAATAAGTCTCCAAACTGTTTATATTTCAAATAAAAATAAAAATACTATTGGAATAAAGACTGGTGCTGGAACATCAGAAGTATATTTCACTAGTAATGGTAGTTTTAGTGATAATTATTCATTAGAAAGTTCATATACGCAAGTAACAGGAAAAGTTCAAAGACTTAAATCTACGGTTGCGGTTACTACAAGCCATGGATTAGAAAATGGTGATATTGTTACTTTAGATATAAATCCAAATTCTTTTGTTGGTATTGGATCATCAACATCTGTAGTTGTTAAAAGGGATACTTCAAGTGGTGATATTTTAATTAATCCTATTGGATTTAATTCAACTAGTGTTAGTACTACAACAAATTCAGTTTCATTAAATGCATCGCATTTGAAGACCGGAGATAAAGTTAAATATTCAGCAAATGAAACAATTTCTGGTTTAACTGCAGAGGAATCTTATTTCCTTTATAAAGTTAATGCTAATAAAGTTCAATTTGCAGAAACTTATTCTAATTCTATAGCAAAACCACCAATTACGATAGGAATTGGAAGTACTGGTGGAATTGATCAAAGTATTTCATTGATCAATCCACAAATTGAATCAGTAAAGAATAATAATTTGGTATTTGATTTATCAGATTCTTCACTTGTTGGATATGAATTAAAAATCTATTATGATCAGGATTTTAAAAATGAATTCGTTTCTACTGGATCATCAACAATATTCAATATATCAGGTGTAGGAATTGTTGGATCTGGTACAACTTCATCTTTAACTATTGGTTATGATGCATTTTTACCAGGATCATTATATTATAATTTAGAAAAATCAGGATATATTAGTACTGCTGATAATGGAGTACGAAATTATTCCGAAATAATTTATGTTGATAGTGATTATAATAGGAATTATTCTGTTTCTGGTACTACTGATACAACTTTTGATGTATCTTTAGATTTTGATCCGTCTAATGTTTCATATGCACAAACAGAGTGCGATACATTAAAGTATTATACAAAATCTCTTACTGCTAGAGGTCCTATTCATAAGACTAATATTGTTTCTAGTGGAACTGGGTACAAAAAACTTCCTACTTATGTTGGATCCTCTTCTAGTGTTTCTAGTGATGCTAATCTTGTTTCCAAATCAAGTACCATTGGCAATATAAAGAAAATAAGAGTTGTTAATGATGGATTTGGTTATCCATCAGATCCTACCTTACAACCAACTGCATATATATCCAATCTCTATACACTTAATAATGCTAATACTATTGGTATTATTACTGCTGTTGATGGTGGAAAGAACTATACAGTTGCTCCTAATATAGTAATTGTAGATCCAACTACTGGTGAAAAACTTGATACTGGAATTTTAGAAGCAACATTAGCAGGAAATTCTATTGGTTCTGTTGAGATAAAACAAGCACCTAAAGGACTTCCAGATCAAACAGTAAAATTATTTGCTACTGATAATACTAATGGTATTAGTATTCAACAAGTACAATCAAGTGCTACTGGAATCTTTACTTGTGTAATATCAACGCCAACTCTTGGTTATGTGGTTAATCCATTTGATGCTGGTGATAAGGTTTATGTAGAAGGAATACAAAAAGTTGGAGCTGCTGGATCTGGATTTAATTCAGAGGATTATGGATACAAATTCTTTAGTATTCAAACTTATGATACTAGTGGAACTGCAGATAAAGTTACAATCAATCTTGCTGGAATATCAACCAATACAGGAATAGCAAAGACAGTTCAAGATTCAAGTGGATCTATTATTAACCAGGATGTTTATCCAGTTTTCAATGTTGCTCAAGGAATTGCATCATTTGTTGTTGGTGAACGTATTAGATCTAATGGTATTTTAAGAGATTTGACTATTAGCAGTCAAGATCAAAGTTTTATTAAGGTAGCAGGTAGTTACGAATTAAGTCTTAATGAAGTTATTAGTGGTGCAGTATCAGGAACTATTGCAACAATAGATGCAATTGATACTAACCTAGGTAAATTTAAAATTGATTATTCACTTAGAAAGGATAGGGGTTGGGAAGATAATATTGGAATGTTGGATGAAGATAATCAATTAATAGCAAATAATGATTATTATCAGAATTTATCATATACTATTAAGAGTCCAATTACATGGGATAAGTTAAAGACACCTGTTAATAGTTTACTTCATACTTCTGGTACAAAGAATTTTTCTGATACTGTTATTACTGGAAACTCAGGAAGAATTGGTATTGGAAGTACATCCGTTGCTATTGTTGTTCGTGATATACTTGCTGAAACTAGAGTAGATACCATTTATCAGTATGATGAAGTAGTAGATGTTGATACTGTAGGATCTCAATCTAAGTTCTTAAAATTAAAAACTAAAAAGTTATCTGATTATATTGAATGTGATAATAATGTAGTTTTGAGAATGGATAATCTAAGTCAGGAATTTTCCAATTATGATGGAGATCCAAGTCCTTATGTGAACATAACTCGAATAGATTCTACTGAATCATATGGAAATATGTTATTTCGTATTACTAATCCAGATAATACTGATATTCAATTTACGGAAGTAGCATTATTGAATGATGGTACTAATGACTTCTTTATGGAAAAAGGAAGTTTGGTTAACGTAGGACCAGAATTAACTCATCTTCCCACTGAAGCACTAGGTTTATTTTCCATAGTAACTGATGAGTATGATCGTAGTTATTTGAGATTTACCCCTGCTGATCCAACTATTTCTGATTATGATATAAAAGTACTTAAAACTGAATTCAATTCTTCTGTATCTGGTATTGGTACTGCTGATATTGGTTTTGTCAATCTGACAAGTTCTACAGGAATTGCAACAGCAGGTGTAACTACTTCTATTGTATCTGCTGCAGCTACTAATATTAGTGCATTGTATACAAGTGCTCAAGTTATTGATCAATCAACAAATGAAATGAATCTTGTTGAGATATATTTAACTCATGATGGGACTGATATTAATACTGCAGAATATTATTTCAATTCTGATAATGACTATGTTGGTAATTTCATCGGAACATTTAGTGCAAGTCTTTCTGGTGGTTCTGTATCTCTTAATTATCTTAATGATACATCAAATTCTGTCCAAGTTCGGACTAGGAATGTTGGATTTGGTACAACAACAGGTGGTAGTGGAACATATAGATTTAAAACGACAGGGCAAGCAGATGGTGCAGAAAGATCAGTAATATATCAATCAAATTATGAAAGTAAAACTGGAATAACAACTGTAGTTGAAATAGATGGAACTTCATTCAATGCAGTTAAATCTTTAGTTGAAGTTAGTACGGGATCTACAAATTCTCTTCATCAGGTCATGACAGTTTTTGATCAGACTGATGTTTATATTCAACAAGCACCATTTATTTCTGTAGGTCATACAGCAGGTCTTGGGACATTTGGTGGTGATTATTCTGGTGGTAGTTTAATATTAAAATTCTATCCTGATTCTGATATAACTCAGAAAGTTAATATTTCATCATTCAATCAATGTTTCTATACTGAGATTGATAAGATTAATGTACCTAATGGTCTTCAATATGGAAATATTTACGATACTGTTGATCTTAAATTCTATGATTCTTATGAAGGAAATAGAATTAATAGAACTGGTTTTAACTTAACTTCCAATACTATTCCAATTTTCTCAAAAACATTTAATCCTGCTATAATTCAATCAACTGGTTATGATACTTTAAATTCTGTAGGGTTAGCAGCAACTACTGGTATATTTTCAATAAAGGATCATTTCTTTAGTGATGGTGAAGAATTAGTATATAAACCAAATTCTACATTTGTTGGTGTTGGTACATCTGCACTTCAAATTCCTGCAACATTAAATTCTTTGGGTGTTTCTACTACATTATTACCTTCTGATGTTTACGTTATTAAGATAAATGATGATTCATTTAAATTAGCAACAAGACCTAGTTATGCATCAACTGGATTGGGGGTTATATTTACTGGATGGGGTGAAGGTAATGACCATCAACTTATAATGGATAAGAGGAGTTCAAAATCACTCATTACCATTAATGGTTTAGTTCAATATCCTTTAATTAGAACAAATATATCACACACACTTAGTGGTAATGGTGGATCTGTTGGAGTTGGAACTAGTATATTTGCTTTAAGTGGAATATCAACAATAGCACCTAATGATATATTAAAAGTTGATGATGAATATATGGGTGTTATTAATGTTGGATATGGATTAGTGAATATTGGTCCTATTACAAATAGTGGTACTGTTCCTTTAGTTCAAGTAGAACGGGCATTTGTTGGAAGTACTGTAGATACTCATGCTGATACTACTGGAATTGCTACAATCTATAGAGGTAGTTATGATATTGTTGATAATAGGATTCATTTCACTAAGGCACCTAGAGGTAACCCTCAGTTAGATAAGACTTCTGGTAATTTGTTGCATCCAACAGATGATTTTACTGGAAGGGTATTTTTAAGAAAAGATTACACAACAAATCAAATTTATGATGATATTTCTGATCAATTTACAGGAATAGGTAGAACCTTTACTTTAACTGTAGGTGGAGCAAATACTGCTGGTATTGGAACTACTGGTGGAAATGGTTTAGTGTTTGTAAATAAT